GAGTTTTTTGAAAACGCTGACAAAGATGTTTTCAAAAAAGTAATTGATCACATCACTGCGCAAAAAGAAAAGTTTTCAATCAAGCCGTTCAAGGTTAGATTATCCGAGGAAGACATTGCCAAGGGTGCTCCGGAAACTATGGAAGTTCCTATATCGTTTGATCAATCAAATTTTTTCGCATAAGGATCTTGACTTGGCCAGTTGAGAAAATTCTCGAAGAGGTTGAGGTCCTAGAAAACGAATCCAAGAGACTCAAGTTTGAATTATCAAAGCTGTGTTGGTATATGCGAGGAGGCCTAAGTTTAACAGAAGCATATGATACTTCTCCTGAAGACAGAGAAGTTATGTTCAAGTTAATCGAAGAGAACTTGGAAACTGCTAAGAAGACAAACCAGCCATTTTGGTAACGGCTGGTTTTTTATTGACTATCTTTTCTTTTGAGCAAAACGACTTTGACCAAAGCCAGCTTGTGCTCTGTATGCATTTTGAATCACCAGCTTGATTGCAGTCTTAACTTCGCGACGTGTCAGCGTTGATTCGCCTTGTGCTTCGAGTATACCAGCATCCGAACGAGCAGTGCCTTCGTTGCCAACTTTTCCAAAATCACTTAGTTTCTGACTCTTGTCAAAGTTTTTATTTACAACAGGAGGATTGCGCGAGGATTTAAATTGAGGTGACGGTGCAGCAGCAGCAGGTTGTCCTAATCCAGCGCCAGCTTGTGCAGCAGCCTGTTGATTTGCTTTTGTTTCTGCTTTAGCTGGCATTGCAGTGAGAACTTTTCTTGCAGTATCACCAAGACCTTTTTGACCAAAGTAGTTTTGTAAATCGTCAACAGTGATCTTTTTTATTCCGCTGTTCTTCATCCACACAACCAGTTCAACTTCCATTTGACGTGCTTCGTCTCCAATAGAAGTTTTTGCTGCTTTGTTTGATCTTTTTATATCACGACCTTTTCTTGTCAATCCAAGATTGAGTTCGTCAAGTTCGTAGTTCTCATTTAGATCTTTGATTATCATTTGTATTCTCACTTATAATTTAAACTATAATGTTTTTTATATTTATGAGTTGAACAAGTTCAACTGTGTTATCGCTTGCGCTCAACACATTTTATAAGAATTAAGATTAGTTAACATGATAGCAGTTAGGCATATGCGTATGCATATGCTTTTAATATTATTCAGATTGTGTAGTCATACTTCGCCCGCTCAAGGGCGAAGCAGTAGACAACATTATTCGAGTTGCTCTTACCACACTTAATAAAAGAGATTTAAAGTGTAAAATGTATAATGTATATTTGAATAATACATTAAACGTAGTACACTTTAGCGGAGGCGGTTGACCTGTACCCCCTACTCTAGCTTCGTCTCATCAACGGATGACAGTTAATCCCTATTAAGCGAAATCACTTGCCAGCGGGTTGCTTTTTCTCAGAGCCCACATCATTTAAACCTTAAGTTAGTTCTTACCTTTGGACGATCCACACCACCGGCTACGAGCATTATCTCGGCTGATTCTTGGATTTTTACAGAGTCCTATGTAGCCTTATTTTTTTCTTAGTGCCTCTTTGAGAATTTGTGAACCGCCTACTCGCACATTGATAATACCATTGTAGTATTCATCTGTTTCTAAAACTCTGCGTTCGAACTGTTCTCTAGCCTCTAAATAACTTGCAACGCCTCTACTGGGACAAAAATGTAATATCTCTCTAGTAAACTTGTCTTCGCCTAAATCTAAAACAGCAGCATTTAGTCTATCACTAGAACCCCAATAGGTTTTCCAATCACTTTCTTTTGTACTGCGTCTTTTATTCTTTTTGCCTTTTAGTGGTGGTTTAGTTACTTTAAACTTTGCTAGTTTTTTGCCTACGTACTTCATGTCGTTAGTTAGATTTGTAATCAGATAAACAAATGCTTCGCAGCCTTCTGGCAGTTCTTCAACTGTGTTACCTTGATGTTTCCAACTGCTCATACATTAGTTATTGTTGCCTTTGTCGTCCTGCTCTCTCTTTTGACGAGCAGCTATTGCCTTTGGTGTCATATTATTTTTTCTGCCGTCTTGTAGTTGCCTAATGTGTTCTTGTATTACTTCTGCTCGCCTATTGGTACACAATACTCTTATCTCGCTTAGTTTTTTTCTTACAATACGGCGTTTTAATTCGCCTGGCCGCTGTTGGAATATTTCGTTTGCTGCAAAATATTCCAACACTGCCTTTATAAGTTTATCGTGAGTGTCGTCTTCTATCATTATACTTTACTATACACTCCTTATTCAATAATGTCAATATCATTTTCGTAACTTGTAAAGCCATTTTCTTTAATAACTTTCATAACATGATTGACTCGGCCAATCAATTCGTCCTTGTGCGAAATAAGGAAAACGTTTTTGTTACGCTCTCTGCCCATTTTCTTTAGTACAGCAAGTGCAGATTCTACACCAGCAGTGTCCATGCCTGAGTCGATAAGTTCGTCGATAAACAATAAATTAATACCCTGATACAACGACTCCCACACATCACGGAATGCAAAACTCATTCCTAAGATAAGTCTATTACGCTCACCACGTGATAGGTTATCAAAGTCTAAGTCTTGTCCTAGTTGCGTAATCTCAACATTGAGATCGTTTTGGAACTGTACTTGATGCGGCAATCCTAGCTTGTCAAGATAGTATGTAAGTCTGTTGTTGAGATATAATAAGTTCTGATCAATAATTTTCTTACGAATAAAACTATCTTTGTTCGTAAGTAACTTTAATAAAAACTCTTGATGTTCTTTGAGAATTGTCAGTTCGTTGATGCTGTTCCAGTTAATATCTTGTAACGCAGTGTTGGTTAAATCGTCAATTTGTGCTTGATAAGGATCTTCTTCTTGTCCTTTGCCCTTCAGTGCCGAGCGAAGGTTGTCTACGTTACTGCGATGCTCGTATGCTTCCTTGGCATTTTCGTAGAAGGTGCTGGGCTTTCCGTTGATATCGCCAATCTCAGCTAGTGATAGTATAACTTCGGAGCATTTTGCATTAACTTCTTGTGCATATGTCTTTGCATCCGCAAGTTCTTTGGACTTACGATCGGCAATTTCTGCTTTTTTATCTTCGTGCAGTGCCTGGCCACATGTATAACACATTGCATCATCAAGTTCTGCAATATCTTTAACAAGTTTTTCAACACTTTTGTCTGCACGTTGCAGTGCTGGCTCTAGTGTGCTTAATTCTTTTCTAAGAGCATTAATAGTATTGTTATGTTCGTTCCAGTTGGCTAACTTTTCATGTGCTTCAAGTTCTGCTTCAATGTCCAGCTTCTCTAGTTCGTCAATTCCTGCAGATAATTTTTCTTGATCCTGTCTACATTTGCTCTGCCATGCACGTTGTCTGCCACCGAGTGTCTCGATGCTCTGCTGAATCTTTTTATTTGCAGCTTCGATTGCAGTAATCTTTAATGTTTCTTCTGTAATAAAATCTTTTGTCTGTCTTACTTTTTCTTTAAGGCTGTCTGCCTTCTCAGTAAGAATAGTAATGCCAAGCAGTTGCTCAATGATAGCACGTTGATCGTTTGCTCTCATACTAAGGAACGGTTCGGTATAGGTGTTGAGTGCAACAACATGTTTAAACATATCGTGGCTCATGTCTAGCAGAGTACCAATATCTTCTTGCGTCTTACGACTATCACCTTGCGACTCGTCGTTTAACTCGTCCTTCTGTTCGTGATTGTTTACATAAAACTTTAAAATATTTGGCGATCTACCACGCTCAATACGATATAAGTTACCCGCTCTTTCAAAATTAAGAGTAACCAACATGCCTTTGCTGTTGGTTTTGTTAATCAAGTTGTTGCGTTTGATGTTTGTAAGTGCCTGACCGTACAGCGCATACGACAATGCATTAATGATTGTTGTCTTGCCTGTGCCGTTACGCGAACCTGTGTCGTCGCCACCTTGGTCCAAGTTCTCTCCAAGCACTAGAGTCAACTGTTCTTTATTGAAATCAATTGCCTGGGTAACATTGCCCACGCTCATAAAGTTTTTTACTGTTAGGTCTTTAAGTTTTATCATGTTAACTCATTATAAATGTCTAGTAGAAGTTTTTTGTTAAACGTTTCTGTATCGATTGCTTGTATTTCTTTGCTTACAATCTGATCTACACTTTCAAACTGCGCAATATCAAGATCGGAATTCATTTCTTCAATATGTTTCTGCGGAATAAGTGTAATCTCACGACATCTGTATTGTTCCATGAATGTTTCTTTAATAAAGCTAGCTTCTTCGTAGCTAATATCAATATCAAGTGTTACTCTCATGTACATATTTGGCTTGATGAGTGTGTCTTTCTCGTCAATTAGTTGACTTAGTTTAACGGTACGATACTTAGGACAGTCCGGCCAGTTGATATACAGCGGCTCGACATTGTTCTCTTTGTCAAGTATCATCATACCTCGGTCGTCGTCCCACGTGTCTGCATAGTTATGTGGAAATGCATTACCAATATAATGCACTTTACCTTGCTTCTGACGTTTGTGGAAGTGTCCACTGAACACATACTCTTGATTCTTAAAGTGTTCAGCTTTTAACTCACCGTGATCGGGCATTTGTACCATGGCATTCATATAAAACGTTGGTAGTTCAAAGTGTCCAAACAAGTATTTTGCTTTTAACTTTTCCATCTTCTTCCACTCGTCGCCAACCAGCCACGGAACTAGTGCAACATCGTCTTCAACCATCATTTTGTCTATTACGGTGATGCCTGGGATATGCCTTGCAAACTCGGTTGACGATATATCACGGTTGTCTTTGTAATACAAGTCGTGATTACCAGCAAACATATAAAACTTATCAAATGATTCTCCTAGTTTTTCTAATAGCCTGATAGTTGTATCCATAGTTGTGAGATTAAGACTGTTGCGGTTATGATGCCAGTCGCCGCAAAACAAGCCAGTCTCACATCCATGAGATTTGGCTTGTTCAATATACCAGTTAACATAGTCTTCACAGTCCTGGTTATGGACTTTACTGTTACCTTTCATACCTAAGTGTATGTCAGTAAAGATTGCTGCTTTTTTAAACAATATAAATTTCTCCGTATAGAGTTATACTATAGTTGGCTTTTTAAATGCTGTCAACTGTTTATTCGTTGTTCTTATGAAATCTAGCAAGCCCTGCTTCAAATTCGCCTTGCATCTGTCGTGTATGGCTTGGATTTAAATCATTCATCTCTAGAATATCATCACGAATGTTCTGATTGCGTTTTTCTAAGTTGATAACCCGCACAAAACTGTTGGTAACTGCTGCTGTGTAGTATGCAAATGGATTCTGACTCTTGGATTCGTCAAATTGCAATCCAATCTGCGCAAGTTGCAGTATTGCCTGGCCTTTCATTTCGTCGTTGTAGGTATAACCGCGAACATTGCCACGAGTAGCATACCGATCAACCAGTTTCAACCACATCATTGCAAGTTTATTGGTTGCTTTACCGTGGTCTTTTGAAAAGTGTCCGTTGCCCATACCACCAATCCAGTGACTTTTGCCTACACAAACAAGTTCGTCATTTTCGTCAAACTTATAATGCTGAAAAGGAGGAAAGTTTAATTTTGTTTTGGTATCGGCAACTGTTTTAGGATTCTTCTTGCGTCCAGGCTCTTCTGGAATATGATCAAACGATGTAATTCTAAAAATTAATTCAGTTTTTTCAATAGTCCTGTAGTCTATTTCAACTTCTGCAAGTTTTACCTTATTACCATCGGCTTTTGCAGCTTCGTATGCTTCCGATGATAGTTTTTTTGCTTTATTTCTTTTTGCTTCTGCAATAGTACGAATATTAATTTTATCTAAACTTGGTAAAATGATATCGTACGTTGCATAGCTTGCATCTACAAAACTACAAAATGTTTTTTTTGAACTATGTATTTCTGCAAGCATATCTTTGTTGTTTAAGTAATTAACTCTTTTGGCCATGTGTTCTCCTAGCTTAATACTATTATAATATACATACTTTATTTTGTCAACTAAATACTATTGGAGAAAATATAATTATGGCAGACCCAACACCCAACGGATTTAGTAAATTTTTAAGTACTGTTAGCAGCACAACAACAAGCGCATCTAAAGTTATAGGTGCAGGAATGGGCGTTGCAAACGCTCTTGGCGGACTGGGTAGTGCATTGGGAATTTCGTCTCTTGCACGGCTTGGACAGTTGCCAGCAGGCGCTGAGGAAACTTACGAAAATTATACCCCGATCTCGTGGAACAGCGGGTCTGAATCGTCAGGACAAGACTGGCGTGTTAGATTGCACTTGCCCACAGGCATTTCTAGTTTTGCTAATTCTCCAATTTTGCAGCCTTTATACGATTCAAATAACAGTATGGTATTTCCAACTACTCCTCAAATCCTAGTATCGCACTCTGCAAACTATAATTCTATGGCACCGACTCACAGCAACTATTCTCATCCTATATATCAAAACAGCACGGTAGAAGATATTACTATTTCGTCAGAATTTCCAGTTGAAAACGAAGCGGATGGAAGATACTGGATTGCAACTGTCCATTTTTTAAGAAGCATTACCAAAATGTTCTACGGCAACAGCAGTAACCTAGGTGCTCCGCCTCCATTGGTACACCTTAGCGGATATGGCGATTTTGTTTTCGACCGTGTGCCGTGTGTGGTTAAATTGTTTACATTGGATCTGCCTGATAATGTCGATTACATACAAGTTCCAATTTCAACTTCCGAAGATTTGGCAACAACGCCCGAGCTTGCAAGAGTAAATGTTCCGGGTGGGTACAGCTACGTTCCGACTCTCAGTCGTATCAACATTACAATTTCGCCTACCTACAGCAGAGATACAACAAGAAGATTTAGTCTTGATAGTTTTGTACAAGGTGGCTACATTGGAAAAGGACAAGGAATAATATAATGGCAAAATATAAATCAACAAGTCCGTGGGCCGAAACTGAAATACGCAATGAGCAATATCTAGACTTTATGCAAAAGCGATTTATTCCTGAAAATCCCGACGACATTTTATATGAAATAAAACCACAATATACATATAGGCCCGATTTGCTTGCATTTGACTTATACGGAACTTCAAAATTATGGTGGGTATTTACAATGCGTAATATCGAAGTACTAAAAGATCCAGTATTTGATTTTGTTGCCGGAACACAAATTTATTTGCCCAAGCAGTCTATATTAACAGCAATGCTAGGAGTGTAACATGGCTCTTCTAAAAAATGAACTTCATGATTTTGCAACGCATAATTATGTATGGACGTTGAGTGCTATGTATCCCGGTGAAGTCAATGACCCGCCCACTTACAAGGGCACAACCGGAAAACTTCCAATAGCAGCTACAGGCGGCTTGGGAAATAGAAAAACAGTTGTCAC